AACGCGATCATGAAACCGGCGAGCTGTTGACTGATACGGCGGCCGCCGTCACCGCGTGGGCGTCAACATGGCGTATCCCTCAATTCCACTTTATCGGCCTGCCGTCGCGCGGCGCATGGCGTGAGTGCCGCAAGATCCGCTCTGTCAGTCTGGCCGATGAGTTTGACGAAGCCGTTGAGGCGGTGCGCGCTGCTGCTGATGCCGGTGACTTTGCCGCTTACATTCTGGCGCAGGGTGGCCCTAACGTTGCCCGCGACGATCAGACTGTGCGTGTAGCCCGCCGGGTTGCCGAAGAGCGCAACGCCTATGACGAAGAAGTGCAGAAAATTGCGGGGATTTTTGCCCCGCACATCGGCGCCGATCGCGTTTATGAAACCCGCACCACGCAATGGCGCATCGTCGCTAAAGCCGTTGCCGTTGAGCCTTTGACTTTGAAAAGCGCCTCCGGCGCGCCTCGGAGTCCTGTCAATAACTGTGGGTTGGTCGGCAGCGGTGGTGCCGAAAATACGCAGGATGGGGAGCCTGTAGAGGCCGTGGCGGTGATGGAACATGCACCGGAAACCCAGATTGACTGGGATGACATGACCGTTACACGGTCTGTTATGGCGCGTTTACGGGCAGATGCCCCGCAGATAAACAGGCAACAGAGAAGCATTGACCCATATAGCCGGCCGGAGCCAGCTCCTTCAGCAAGATTAACCGCTGCTGAACGCGATCGCGTTCCCAGAATTTACTCAGAGCTGGCACTACACGGCATCGAGCCAACACGCTCGGAACTGGAAGCACTGGCACGCGGCGCTAAAGTCAAATTTGGTGATATTTCAATACACTATCCAGCGGTTAGCGATTGGGCGGGCTTCCAATAATTTCTTGCGCAATTAAATCTGATAGGCATATACTGTATATAAATACAGTAATTAAGCATCGGAGGGAAAGGGTGCAAGCAGTGGATGAAGTGGTTGTTTTAGAAAGAATTGAACTCATCGCCCGTCTGGGGGTTTGTTATGAGAGCCAAGCGAAAGACAAAGACATTGCACTGATATGGATTTCAGAACTGGCGGGGGAGATGAAAACTAGCATCGCCCCTGAAAAAGCAGAAGTGATCAGGCAGCTTGCCGCGATCTCTTAATCCATAGGTGACGTATGAGACGAGATTTAAACTTAGCCGGGGCGTTTATGGAGGCGCTGAACTTCAACGAGAACGGCAAGGGCCGCCGCATGAAGACCGTTGATTTCATTCATGCCGCAAACCGGCTCGGCACACACCTAACGCCTGAAGAGGCGAATTACTATATCAAACACCAGTCCGGCCACGTGTTCAGGCTGATTGACGAGGGGCGTTATCAGCACAACACATACCTTTATCTGGGCTAAAAATTGTATTATCCCAGATTCGATCTGACATTGTCACAGCACAGAGTTTAACCTAATCTAACACGGCTGCTCTGTGCCAAAAGTGGAAGCGGTTGGCATCAGCATGTATAAATCAATAGTGGAATAAGGTAATTCACAAAATTAACAATGAATATTGCACTGGTATAGATTTTTCTTAGGGTGGATTTAGCTTTTTAATCAATCGCGTCAGGTATTTTCACTGTTGCATTTGAGTGGGAAATAGATGGTGGGTTTAAGTAAGCAACACCATGAATGCACCCTAAGTAACCTAGTAGAGAGAAAATTATGTGGATTAGTTTATTGGCCAAAGACTTATCTAAGAGTGGAATTTCCTCAGTAACTTTAACTTTTACCTCTTGGTTAACTAACTGGCAAAAGGAAAAAACAAAGGAGTTCAACTTGATAATTGCTTTTGGCGAATCGATCTGATGTGCTAAAGCATTTCTCAGCTGATTTAGATGATCTAATACAGGCCAAATATTTTCAGGGTATTGAAACCCTGATAAATGGGAGCCAAAAAGCGCCTGAACAAGCTTTAGTTTGTGGTGGAAGCTTAGTTGGATGTTTTCAATAGGTTTGCTATCGCGACAATGAAGCTTCAATATCTCTGTCAATAACTCTTCAACGAAAAGATGTCCCTTGAGTATGATTGATGTAACATCTAACTCAAGATGCAAGTGTTTCTTATATCGAAGGAAATTTTCATCGTGTAAGGATCTTAGATTTTCCTGTGTGTGCATCTTTTTCATCCGCTCTAAACCTAATTAAAGAAGTAGCTTATCAGGTTCAGGAGGGGCTGAATACTTACAAAATGACCATTCCTTTTGCTCAACACATAACAATGTCAGATCTGCTTCTCGCTCAGAGCGTAGTGTTAGAAATGATGGTTTGCCACTAGAGAATGCTGTCAGCTCATGTCTGAGAAAATACAACAACAGCTAAATACCCTATGCATGCATTAGATGCATGAAATCGCATGATGATCCGGTGTGACTTTTACCCTCGCAGCGCCAGCACTGGCGCGGATCGTGTTGGATCATGCAACTGCATTAAAAGCGATACATGAAGCGGGCAGGCGAGGCGGGGATAGCATTGCGCGCAAGCCGTGTTGAACCCCACCCAAAAGAGCCGCCAGCGTCCCGTCACGGCGATTTATCGCAATACTTGCAGGAGAATGGGGTTTGATGTCGTGGCGCCATGATGGCGCTCTCAGGCGCTTACAGCGCACTGCATAATATCGCCAATCAGTGACACCAAAAAACGACACCATGATATTCTTGCAATGGTGTCATAAAGTGATACTATAAACCCCATGAACAAACGACACCAAAAAACGCTGTCAGATGTGTTTGCCCGGCCTGTCAACGGTTCTATAAAGTGGTCTGATATTGAGGCGCTTTTTACCGCATTAGGGGCGGAGATTCACGAAAGGGAAGGTTCTAGGATCGCGGTGCTGTTGAAAGGTGAAAAAAGAGTCTTTCACCGGCCACACCCCAGACCTACCACTGACAAGGGGGCGGTTAACTCCATTCGGATCTGGTTGGATAGCTTAGGAATAAAACCATGATGAATAACACACTGAAAATTGACGGCCATACGGCCGTCATCAACTTCGACCCTGAAATTGAAATGTTCCGGGGCGAGTTTGTCGGGCTGAACGGCGGCGCCGACTTCTACGCCTACAGCGTGGACGAGCTGAAGAAAGAAGGCGCGATTTCTCTCGCGGTCTTTCTCGATGAGTGCCAAAAAGACGGCATCGAGCCTTATAAGTCGTACAGCGGCAAAGTAACCACCCGCCTGTCGCCGGAGCGCCATCAGGCGTTAGCCATTACTGCGCAGGCTACAGGGCAATCGATTAATGAGCTGCTGAATGAAGGTGTTGATTTAGTCATTGAGAAACACTCATAATTATAAAGCAGAGCAAGGCTCTGCTTTATTCTATTAACACTAATAGGTTGATTATAATATGTCTCAGTTGGTTCACGATTGTCCCCGCTGTGGTGCCGAGCATATTACCTTTAACGTTAAAGGTGAGTTGCTCATAGGATTTCGTTTTGGTTGGCAAGAAAATTTTGAAGTTTATTGTGAGTGTTTACACTGTCATACAGGCACAATTTTTCATGTGGCCAAGACAGAGTCTAGGTTTAATGGTGATGAATTTTACCCTGAAAGAATTCATGGGGTTATTAATGACTTTTACAGGGTTATGGGGCATATTACATCTAAAGATTTTGACGCTGATGAACCGCCTGAGCATCTTCCGGAAAACATAGAGAAAGCTTACGTTGAAGGGGCGAAGTGCATGACTATAGGATGTTATAATGCTGCCGCCACAATGTTTAGGCTATGTCTTGATTTCGCGACAAAATCATTAGTCCCTGATAATGATAAGGGAGGGCCACCGGCTAAGGTTAAAAGAAGTTTGGGTTTAAGGATGGAGTGGTTGTTTGATAATGGAGCATTACCTGATGCATTCCGAGAGTTAGCGGATTGTATTAAGGATGATGGTAATGATGGTGCTCATGAAGGAATATTAGATGAGGCATCAGCAATTGATTTGCAAGAGTTTACAGAAACTCTTTTAGAGCGGCTTTATACGGAGCCAGAAAAAATAAAGTTGGCTAAAGCACGGCGAGCACAAAGACATGCTAAATAATTTAAAGCCGCCAATCTCGGCGGCTTTTTGCTTATTCGGTCGGCAGCTCATACGGCGCGAATCTAATCACCTCTTCCCCGATCCAGTCGTTCACCTCCTTCATGCGCTCTTGCAGCGGTGTTAGCTCGTTGCGCACAAACACCTGAGCGGCTTTTTTCACGTCCCCGAAGCCGCCGGTATTGTTCGGGATAATCCCCATCATCTGCGGTGGTACACGGTGCGCACTTAGCAAATCGTCGCGGCTGGCATTCTTGATGTTGAAAAAGTCGTCCTTGGTGGCGACCTCGGATAGCGGCAAAATCTTAATGCCGTCCGGCTTGCCGTTCGGGGCGTACATGAACAGATTGCGGAAGTTTCCTAAGCCCTTTGTATCACGCATGGCTTGGCGCATTCTGTCAACGTCGCTTGTACTTTGCGCGGCGTCGGTCATATACAGGATGTAACCGGCGTGCGCCCCGTTCTGGTAATACTTACGGCGGAACAGCGTCGCCGCCTCGTTCAGCCAAGCGGAGTTAAGCGCGCTGAGGTACTCCGGCAGGCCGTAAAGTTCCTGATTGATGTCCGGCTCAATCAGGTGAAAAACGCTGTCGGTCTTGAAGCGGTGCGCCTCTTTCCAGTCCTGCACGAACCAGTAAGCGCCGCGATCCACGCCGCGCCGTGTGTACTTGGCCGGGGAGGATTTAAGCTGCAGCGGCGCACCGAGGCGGTTTTGACGCTCTTCTAAATAGGCGTTGCCGAACACCAGATAATCCAGCGCATAGCGGCTAAACTCCTGCTGACTTAACAGCCGGTGCGGGATAAACGTTGACGCTAAAATATTGCGCTTAACGTACATCGGCGAGCTGTGATGCACGGCGGCGCGCACGCTGCGCGCCAGCCCGTCGAATGAGATCGGCGGCTCGTACCACTTGCCATTGGTCGTGCATTCGATGTAATCCAGAATTTCCCGCTTATCCAGCACCGCCGACGGCTCGCCAAAGGTAAACGCCTCAAAATCCTGCTTCTGCTCTGCTGGCTGGGCTGGTGCCGGGGTGGTGAATGCCTTACGGCCTTTGCGCTTGCTCACAGTGCCACCTCCTGCGGCCACTCACAAAGATACAACTGGCGGAATTCCTCCGCAGTGCATTCCCGCTTGAGGGTTTCAACATCCTGCATGTCCCAAAGTCCGCCCTGTGCGGCGGTGTCCTCGATCGTGTGTACCTGTGAAAATCCCTTGGCCTGCGAGCGTTTCCACACGGCGAACGCCTCAGGATTGGGTGATACGGATGTGAACAGCGTCAGGCGATAGCGTGAATGGCAGGAAACGGCGAGCGCGCTCTGAAAAAGGGCGTAAGGGTGATTCGCCCATGCATATTCGCTCAAATAGACGTTGCCGTGCAATGCGGCCAGTGAGAGGCCGAGGCCGCCATGAAACACGATTTTAGCCCCATTGGTGAAGGCGATTTCTCGCCCAAACTCCGCAATTTTAATCCCGACTTTCGCCGCAAAGTGGCAAATGTATTTACGCGACCACGCCAGCGAGTATTTTAGCAATGGGGCGAAATAGTGCTGGTTACGGCCGGTTTCCAGAGCGTCGATCAGCCCTTCCAGTGCAAAGAACATATCGGCCCCGGCTTGGCGGTGTTTGGTATAGCTGCGGCGGCGATGTTCCAGCCCTTCCGCGTACCAGCGGCGCTGGTAAGGCGTCGCCATGGTGTTCAGTAGTGATTTCAGGTCAGCAAGTTGCTGAGCAGTAAACGCGTATTTCATCAGTAAAACTCCAAAATGTTCGGGCTGCTGTGGCCGCTGCCTGCGGTCAGCGGTTCGTTTAAGAGGGCGTGCATGATTGCCCACGCGACATCGGCGTGGCTGGCTTCTTCGCTGCGGCTGGCGGTGTAGGTGGAACGCGCGCCGCTGGCGGTCATGGTTTTGCGGATCGCCATAAAGGCGGCGGTGATGTCGGTGTGGCTGGTGTCGTATTCCAGACAGCCGCGCCCGATGGTGTCTTTTGCCTTCAGCACCATGGCGGTTTTGATTTCCGGCGTGTATTTGATTTCTCGCGCGGCCGGGAAGAACTCGCGCACCAGCTGGAAAACACCTTGGCCGACGGTGGTTGCATCGATGCCGATGTATTCCACGCAATATTTTTCGGTGAGGTCTTTAATCTTCTGGGCCTGCGCGGCAAAGTTCATGCCCTGCCACTGGTGGCGCTCGAGCACCCGGAACTTGCCCCCGGCCACCATTGGCGGCGCTATCACCGCGCACCCGGCGCTGTCGCCACCGTTGGCTTCCGATGGGTCGTAGCCGATCCACACCGGGCGATAACCGAACGGCCGCACGGCGTATGGGTTGAAGTCTTCCCATTCTTCCAGCGTATCGACCATGCAGCCTTGTAGCTCGGCGAACGGGAATACCGACGCGGTATCATCCACAAATTCACACATCAGCAAGTTCTGATACTCTGCCGGGCTGTATTCGAGCGACAGCTGATCGAGGTCGAACAGGTTACAGCCGCCGGTCAGTGCATCCTCAACCGTGACAATCTGGCGCCATTGCCCATCACCGCACAGCACGCCTTTTGACAGGTGGCTGTGGCTGAGGTCGAGCTGAACGTGATCGGCTTTGCTGCGGCGCCCCTTGTTGAACAGTTCCCCCGACCAAAACGGATAAGCGGAGTGCGCCAGACTCGACGGCGTGGAAAAGTAGGTGGTGCGCCACCGCTTGTGCAGCGACATCCCGCTGGCGACTTTGCGCAGCTCCTGAAACTTCGGTA